CGACCCCTGACACCCCATGAAACCGATTTTAAGTTATATAACACTTTGATTATAAATGTGAATAATGCATTTATATGTGATTACATACAGTGCTAAATATACAAAATGTGCATTATAAGAATCAATGAGTTAAGGGGGATTTTACCACTATGTTTATGCTTATTAGTTTAAACTTTAACTAACAGATTTCGTAGATAAAATACAGTTAAATATGCTCGTTTGAGCGAAAAATGATGATCTTAATTATCATACTATAAATGGATAATCACTAATGAAACCGTATGTTTTTAGTCGGTGTTAAGAGTCGATAATACGTGTTAATTATAAAAATAGCCCTTCGTTAGAGGGCTACTGTCTTATAATAGTTTTGTATTCGAAATGGAATCACTTAACCTGCCCATCTTTAAAGATCATTTGTTTATTTCCTGATGAGTAGTTCTGTACAATACCTAAGAGCTCTTTAGAGTAATCAATTACTGATGTAGACACTGTTGGCTCGCTATATTGATAATTCAACTTGTATCCGATTATTCTGATTTTTAATTCTCCATCAGCAGACTCTAGATATGAATTACTTAGCGTTTCACTATATGTCCCATTACCATACTTTATATCGGGTATTTTATCAGCCAATGAGTTAGCTAAGTCATAAAGTGAATATCTGATACCTGTCACTTGGTTTGATATAAAAACTTCATTATTTAGTATGTTATTGAAATTATTGTTTATATCTTCAATATTAAGCCCCGATTGAGATTTTAACCAAGATGAATCGATAAAAGGATAAAATGAAGTAATTTTGGGAGGCGATTGAGCAATGATGTTTAAATTGATACTCTTTACTAATGGTGTCCCATCAGGTGTAGTCCAGTCATCGTCAATTCCTTCTCTTATAATAAGGAGGTCTATTTTATATTGTTCTGCTTTTTTTTTTGGTTCCGCTCTGGTAGCCTGTTTTAGTAGCGTAGATGAGACGAAGACCTGGTATGTCTTGTGTTTTACCAATAAATGCGTCAATTTTGTCAATGGTCACTGTGGATGTGTAGTCTTTGCATTCAATTACAGTCTTGTAGTCATAGCCACCGTAATTAAATTCCCAATACACATCAAATTGCCTTAAAATTCCGTTTCTGTCTTCTATTTTTTTGTTTACCTCTACTAATATATTTTTTAAATGCGACATCTCCTCCGCATTTAACAAACTTTGTTGAATAGCTCCAACAAATTCCTCATATTCCTTTCCCGTGTTTTTTTTCATGCCAGCCTCTTACATTCTGTTTTCTGACTGTATTCATTAAACTTTTTCAGGGTCACTCTGAATTAATGAAAAATACTGTAGTATATCTGTTAATATGGTCTGAAAAGCTAATGTCCTTATCTGGTAAGAACAGCGTGTCAAATTAGAATTGGTTCTGCTGTATCAGACTAAATCTGCAATAATACAACTTATGCTATCTCACAATGTGGCACTTCAACCCATTGTACATGGTTTTCTGTATAAATCTTGGTTGACTCTGCATCACTGTGAGCCATTCGAGCTTGAGGATCAAAACCACGTTGTTTAAACATAAAGGCCGCCAATGCTCTTATTTCATGAAAGGTTGGTCTTTCATCTAAAGGTAAATGACTGGCAACGCCCACTCGATCACGTAACGCTGAAAATGCACGACTAAGGTAATCAGGAGCAACTTGTGTTGGATGATTAACTTCTTTACTCACCTTATTTGGGATGCGAGTAGGTAGCCTATGCACAATATAAGGGCTTGCCACATTGTCACGGCTATTATCGATAATGCCTGATCTGGTCAAGCTAGGCCGCACACTTTTTCCTTACACTTTCAAACTCAATTGGCGACATATCATTTAATGAAGTATGAAGCCGAACTGAGTTGTAGTATTTGATGTATTTCTCTACATCAGTTTTCATGCTTTCTCTGGTTAAATGGTAAACATTTAATAGCCATTCATTTTTTAAGCTGCCGAAAAACCTTTCAACCACAGCATTATCTAAACATGCTCCACAACCACTCATTGATGGCGTAATTCGATTGCTCCATAGCAATGATTGAAAACGCTTACTGGTGTATTGTGAGCCTCTGTCGCTATGGAAGATCAAGCCTGCTTTGGGTTGACGCAGGTTGATAGCCATTTGCATCGCTCTCATGGTTAAATCAACCGTCATGCGTTTACTCAACGCCCAGCCAATAATACGGCGAGAATGCAAATCCATCACAACAGCTAGGTACATCCAGCCTTGATGCGTTCTTAGATAGGTGATATCACCCGCCCACGCCTGATTTGCTCTGGCTGGATTGAATTGGCGCTTCAATAAGTTATCAGCAACCGCATGGCTATGTTTGCGCATAGTCGTCACTTTATAAGCCACTCGCTGTTTAACGACTAAACCGAGCTTTTTCATCAAGCTCTTAACCCGACAAATACCAATTTTAAAGCCTTCTTTGCGTAGCAACTTCATTAAGGTTCTGGCACCAGCACTACTGCGGCTATCATCAAATAACCTCTTCATGCGACGATAAAGCATTAACTCTTCAACACTAATAATCTTGGCTGGTCGCCTCAGCCATGCGTAATAGGCTGACCGACTCACTTCTAGAACCTCGCACAAAACGCTAATTGGAAAGCGCCATTGCTGCTCTTTAATATATTCGAACTTTATTTCATTTCTTTCGCAAAGAAGGCACTCGCCTTTTTTAAGATCTCACGCTCCATCTGTAAGCGTTTATTCTCTTTTCTGAGCTTAACCAGTTCAGCTCTCTCATCTTTGCTTAATGCTTCGCCTGAAGTTTGCTTGGCTAGTTTGTCTTTCCAGTTGTAAAGCAGCTTAGTTGTTATGCCTAATGATTTGGCTGCTTCAGTAACACTGTAACCTTGTTCAGTGACTAGCTTTACAGCTTCTTCTCTGAACTCATCAGTATATTTTCTAGGTTTTCTTCGTTGGGTCATTTTCACACCTTTGTTGTTGGACTAATTATCCTTCACAAAAGTGTGCGGTGCCATTAAATCAGATCAGCCCTTAAGTGCTTTGCCTATGGGGATCGCAATATGAGATGCCTCTTTATGTTGCACTTTTTGCCTGTGAATATAAATCATCCCGTATATTCCATTTAAAGGTTCTTCATACCATAAGCACCCACATATACCTTCTTTGGGAGCTTTGATATTATATTTTATGCGTGATACTTCTAGCCTTGCTTGCGTTGTCTGTAATGCGAGATCCATTGCTGTTCTTAACCAAGGCTCTGCGGATGATCGAATTTTAAGAAAGTCATCATAAGATAATCTTCTCCGTTTTTTACCATCGACTCTTTTCATTTTCTTACGTTCAGCGGGGTTATCAAACATAAGAGATTCATCCATTGCGTAACTAAAAATTTTCTTTAGAAAGCTTACCTTACGATTTTGTACATTAGCAGAAGCATCGGCATGATATTCATTAATATAGCCATTTACATGTTCCAGTGAGATTTCATTTGCGGGGATATCTTTAAAAAAGATCTTAATTCTTTCTAAGTCATTAACCCAGTTACTAAGTGTACTGTCTGATGGTTTCTCATCATTAGTGATCCGCAAAAATAACTTATCTAAATGTTCTGAGAGAGGGAGGGCCTCTCCATATTGCCCTCCCGAGTCAATAATTAATGAGTTAACAGAAACGCATTTTTCTGGTCGCATAATATTGTTGTATTCTCTGGCTATTGCGATAGCTTTTGCTTTATCTGCACCAATGCATTTTCTTAAACCATTAGTTAATGTAAGGCGATATTGTTTAACTGATTTATCAAAATAAAGAAAGTCAGGTAGATGCCTAAATTCCTTTCTTCTCGGTCTACTGGCCATATCACGAAGCCCTTATTAACTCATCGACACATGAAGAAATAACGGACTCGATACCCCAACGTTCGGATGAATATATCCAAACAGAACAATCAACGATTTTGCCTTTTAATAAACCTGTTTCTACCCATTTTTTTATGGTTCTATTATCTGGAATAGAACCTACTTCAAATTCTCGTTTAGCCCACGCACTAGCTTTCATCAGTTTTCCGCTCATTTTGGTCTTGCCTCATCATCAATAAAATAAGTCGGTCTGCTGTATCACAGGAGTGTTTGATTTCAGCGTCAGTGCATGGTCTATTTCTTACACTGAACGCTAACCGACCTAATTTAATATCAAAACTTGTTAATACTTGGTTCCCTGGTTCCCAAGGTGCTAATAATTTCATGGTGGTTACCCATTGGTCTTGAATAAACCACCATGCTAATAACAACGAAAAGTAAAAACTGATTATGCTTAATCAACTTTTTACTCGAATAATTCCCTCTACTGGATAGCACTCTGCAATTTTTCCTTTGGTCGCGAGTACCTCTTTATCAATTAAACAATTTTGTTCATCAGGATAAATGTAGCCATAGGGCTCGAACTGGCAATTCACTGAACTGCATATCAAAAGGAATAAACCAAACATTATTGTTCACTCCTCTGTTGCTCAGCGGGAGAGGGTTGAAGTTCAATTTTGACGTGCGCTGGAAAATCGTATGAAACATGGCAACGTCTATCTGTTGAAACAAAGCCATGTGTGCCATCAGGTAATGTGATCTTTACGGCTTGGTCTTTTTGTTGGGAGTGTCTTAGCATTGGTCTTGCCTCTTTGTGACATGTCACACTAATGAATAATAGCTGTATTTATAGGGTGTCCCAGTTGTAGCAATAACGCTTTTTGCATTGATGAAAGTGCTTGCTGTTCTTGCTCTGTGACATTTTTTGTTGATGCTGTAGACCATTCGATACTGCATTTATTGGTTGCTTCATCATGGGTAATAACAACTTCTAACTTCATGGCCATAACGTTTATCTCCTGATAATGCGCCCAATAAAGGGCGCTATTATGAATTAACGAACCATTAATGATCGGTCACCGACTTCTAAGTGAGCACCAGGTATTTCAATTCCGTTTTCAAGCGCTTCTTTGATGCCTTTTTTATCAGGTGCGGTGATGGTTTGAACATCAACCAACTCATCCGGTAATAAAGCCTCATTGTCGATAATGACTCGAACAACACCAGCTCTAGCTGTGAATGTATTTTTTGTTGTTTTTAATTTATCTAATCCTGAATCCAATAAGCAGTTAAGAGCATATTTCTTTAGGTTTTTAGCTTGGTTTTCGAATGATTTTTTACGATCAGATAAACGTTTAGATTCTTCATCCAGTGTTTTAGCTTGACCTTCGATATTGCGAACGTGATGCATAATTGCATCCAATTTATCACCTAGCTCGCCCTCGATACCTTCCAATGTATCTGCGATATCTTCAGGAGAGAATTCACCTGTTTCAACGAGTTGCTGTAATTTTTCATAATTGGTCGCCAGTGCGATAGCAGTAGTTTTGGTCATTAGATTGCCTCTTCTTTCTGTTTCAGTTTGTCTAAACACTCTTTTTCGATTTGGTTTAATCGACGTAAACGGCCAGACAAATACTTCTCGTAATCTTCGTCACGACGTTCTTTGGCTGATTTAATATGTGCAGAAATTTCGCGCGTTAATGTCGATGCAATACCTCGTAATTCATTTGCTGTAACAGCACTACGCATCACTTCTGTATGTTTAGTAAATTTCTCGTCTAATTCTTTGCGAATACGTGTGATATCTTCCGCTTTTTCACTGGCATTTTTGATTTCAAACTCAAGTTTATTGCTTACTATATATTCAGGGTTATCATGCATACCCATAAAGACATCAGAGCTAAAGCCAAGCATTGATAGGGCTTTTTTGATGGCATCAGTGAGTGATTTTTTAATAACTTCACCGTCAACCTTAATGCCATAGTTAGTTTGATAGCGGTATGGTGTTGCACCATAACTTTCAAACTCACCGCGAGTTTCACATTCGATGATGTACCAAAAACGGATCTTAATTGAGTGGTTTTGTTCGCAGAATAACGAGCCATCAGCATCACGTAAAAAACGGGTTGCGACTTGTTTATTACGCTCATCAAGGACAGGTTCTAAAAGAGGCTTTCCATCAATAAATTTTTCTTCAAGGACTTCATATCCCCAACCTTCCCCAATAGGACCGAATATTTCAGTTGCACGCATAAACATGTAAGTGCTGTTTATACTGGTCCCCGTAAATCCCACGCCTTCTAATGGCTTAGTAAAGCGCGGGTCTGTACGTTGTACTTGTTTCCAAATACTTAGGTTATTAGCGTCACTCGCGTTAAGAACTTCATCAATAACACTGGCACGTTGCTCAAAATTATCTTGTTGTGCTGATGGTGTTTCGGGTTCTTTAGGCTCTACAGTTTGTTCAACCACCGGAGAACTTTCTGTTTTAGGGGCTACTTCTTGCTTTTTACGTGAACGTTTAGGCTTAGTTTCCTTTTCAACGGTACTTTTGCTAGATACCGAAGGGGGATTATCCAATTGGTTAGAAGTGATACTTTCTTCTTTTTCAGTATTGCCAGTAGGCTTGTTAATACCTAAATGACGGTCAATAAATTCTTTTCGCGCATTGGGATTATCTAATAACTCAGGCTGTTTTTTACTTTCAGCTATTAACGAGAAAATCTTTTCACGTGGTATATCCAAGATGCCAGCTGTTGTGCGTAAATCCATTGACCAGCGTTTCCATGCTTTGTCGTCGTCATCTATCAGTTCTTTGGCTTTTTTTACTTGAGATGCGAGGACATTATTAGGATCAAAGTCATCTAACAGTGCTAAGGCGATTTCAGTATCTATGGTTGAATAGTTACGCTTGATACAAGATGTTTCTTCTTGTTGTTCTGGTTCTTCGGTTAGCCAGCTTTCACCTAATGACTTAGCTTCTTCAACGGTGACATCTTCATTAGCAAACTCATAGATAGCCTGTGCTATTTCCATTGTTTGCTCAGCATCCATCAAAGAAAGTTTTGTTATTTCAGCTAGGCCCGTAGCGATATTACGAATTTTGGGATCTTCTTTTCCTGCCAAATATTCCAGAGCAGTTGAAAATTCATTGTTAGTTATTTGAGTCTTTCCAAATAAAAGTAAACACGCAATTCTGGGCTTCGTTCCTAGTTTTTTGAAATTCTTATATTCAATAGGTTTCCATTGAGTTCCATCAAACTCATTTTCAACAGCAAATTTTTCATCGAATATATCTAAAGTAGGGCAAACAGAGCCGTCAAGGTGTTCGCTAATTAACGGATCATCAGTGTTAAAGTTATCCATAGCTTCTGGATATGCTTCAGATAATTTTACTACTGCAGTCGCTGTTGCAAGTTTTGCATTAGCGGTGTTTAACGCTATGGCCAGCGGTACAGCACCGTTGTTTGTACGAGCCTCGGTCGTAGGCTCAAATACACAGATAAAAGTTTTCATTGGTCTTGCCTCTTAATTTCCTGATTTTGCTAGTTTAATAGCTCGCTTAATGCCCGCTTTTTTGATAATTACACGCTTATATTTCCCATCAATGGGATTAGAGTAAGCCGTACCTGTTGAAGGGTAATATTCAACTCGTCTCTTACCTCCAATGATAGAAATATGTTGAGTGCCAGAAACTATCTCACTGTTATTTTCATGTTCAATAACAGATAGTTCAGCATCTAATACAGCATCAATTGCTAGATTAATTGCATCCATAATGTTCACCATCAGTAAGGAATTTCTTCATCTTCTTTAGCTATTGCTTTGCCTTCCAAGCAGAGAAGCATTTGGATCTGATCTTCTAACAAACTTGTTTTTACTTGGGCATCAGCTAGGATTTTTTCTTGCTCATTACGTAGAAAATCAATTTCAGCGTGAATGAGATCAGTTTGAGTAGGCTCTTTAAAAGGAACATCAACAGTGTGTTCAGCAATAACAAAACCTAGTCCAGCATTGGGATCGGCTTTAAATGCGTAGGCGTTATATTGGTAAGAACCATCGAACTGTTTTTGAGCATGAATATAGAGTGTGACTGTTAGGCTTTCAGGTTGTGCTTTCATAGCAACTCCTTTAAAATAACTGCGATCAGTGATTTATCATTGGTCTTGCCTCTTCTAGCGTTTGGTCGCGCTAGTAGAACTCCCGATAGCTTTGGTCGGCAATTCGGGGTAAAGGAACCCACTTAGGTGGGTTTTTTTACGTCTAAAATTTGTTGCCCGTCTTTCCGAGCTGTCAGGTCTGCCTTGTAGCTTTGGTCGGTAACTAATTAAATTCCCTGGTATTGCTAAAAAACTTGCCGTTATGCCGTGGTAATCATGACAGGTCGCGATGAGAGCTGTGGTTCTCCTCCGACATAACAGCAAAACTAAATCTGAACACTGACCTAAACACTTGCTGTGTTGTTTTTGGTTGCTTTAATATTAGCGTTGCTATTTTGATTGTCAATAGCATTGCTAATATTTTGAGTTAAAAAAAACCACCGTATCGACGGTGGTTGTATGTAACACATTGTTATTTTATGCAAAATCAATCATTTTAATAGGAAGTGATTTTATTACTTTTCCAATAATTCGGAGATCATACATTTCTGACTCTTCAATATAAAACGTTTCATAAGCAGGATTATCTGATTTAACAGCTAGTTTTCTGCCCTTAACTCTTTGTAATCTTTTTATAAATAATGAATTTTCAAAACTAAACACATAAACACCATCGCCATCAAAAAATTCATTATGAGTATCAACAAAAACGACATCTCTTGGGTTTATTGCTGGAGACATGCTGTCACCGCTAATGTTAATTATTTCAATCCCTTTTAAACTTTTTCTACCGAATAAATCGAATACTTTTTCTGGAGAGAACTCAATAGATTTTATAGTGTCAGGGAATTCGTTATTTATAAAGCCACCAGGGCCTGCTTTTGCATATACATCCATCAGTCTTAAAGTCGTATGTTCATTTTGAGTTGATGTAGAAGAGGTTATTTGTTTTATTTCTTCTTCTTTTCCTGTTCGCCTAACGTAGTCTAACAACGTTTTTAGCTCTGGATTAATATCTTCAGGATCAACTTTCAATAATGATGCGAATTTTAAAATTGTATCAGTGTTTAAGGCTGTTCGGCCATTTAAATACTGACTTACTGCCCCTTGAGTAGCAAATCCCATAATCTCTGCGGCTTTTTCTTGAGTTAAGCCCAGAGATTCTCGTTTTGCTTCCCAAATGTTTCGTAAGTTTCGGGCGGCAATTTTATCTGATTCTGATATTTTTCTGTTCATTTTAGTATTTTATTTGTAATGCTAATAATTATCCAATAGCATTGCTATTGATTTATTGAATTAGCATTGCTAATATTCGGCTATTACATAAGCTGGAGGAAAACATGAAATTAGATCTGTATTTAAAAAAACAAAAAATCAGCCAAACTGAATTTGGGAAAACGGTTGGAGTAACTCAAGGGTTTATTAGTCAAGTTATTGCTGGTAGCTACTACCCTAAAGGTCGAAAAGCTATCGAATGGTCAGCAAAAACCAATTGGTTAGTAACTCCACATGATCTTAATCCAGTTGATTATCCAAATCCTTGGGATGGCTTGCCAAAAGGAGTATTCAGTATTACAGGTATCAAATTAAAAAACTGATTATGCATAATCAATTTTTCTAGCGACAGGAGACGCAAAAATGAATTTTGATATCAACATTATCAGAGCTGAAATTGAGGACTGGGCTGTAGAACAAGGGCAAGAACATGTTGCTATTGAGATTAGCCGAGCTTACTTACGATTAGTGATTAATCAAGAACATGGTCGATTACATGCCATTGAGGATCAAACGGGTAAGGCAGACTGGAAAGCAATCAATAATAACCGGCAACAGATATTCCGTTGGTTACGTGGTGATTCTCGCGCATCTCAAAGAAAAATTGCTGAGTTAATGCCAGCGATTGAAATGGCTCTACCGGCTTCGAGGTTAGCTCGAGTACGCGGAGATACCAAAAACTATTTAGCAACTGTAGCCATTCAGCGTTTTGCTGATGCTATGACTGAAATCTTATTAGAGGGTCGTGACATGTCACACCAAATAAACAATGTAGTACGCGCACTAAATGAGATATCACGCCCGACCAGCGTGCATTAATTCAAGAGGCAAGACCAATGATTAGATCAACTGAAAAAATCACATACCGCAATGGGTTTATGCTGAATGATAAACCTGCTCATATCTCAGATATCCAACATATTTTTGATGGTAGACGCGTTATTGCGTTGTTAATTTGGGAGCAGTATGAGCGAGAAAAACAAAAATTACTGTCAAAAAATTTAACCCCTGAGCAGTACCAAAATGCTTGCCGTAATATAGCTAAAGCACTGGGGGTGTAAAGTGAGAGCATCTGATTTGTTATTAGATTTTGGACGTCCAGTTGCTTATTTCCCTGGGCTAGTAAAACGTTTGGGCAGTGTAAATGCAGTAATATTTTTTAGCCAAATATTTTATTGGCAAGATAAAGCTGACTCTAAATTAGGTGTTTATAAAACATCAGAAGAAATTGAATCTGAGACGGGTTTAAGCTACCGAGAACAGCTTACGGCTAGAAAGCATTTAGTTAGCAGAGGTATTCTGGTTGAGACTAATAAACGCTTAGAGCATAAAATTTATTATCTAATTGACTGTGAAAAATTAGATTATGTCATGTCACAACCTATTGAAAATGCACCAAATGCGCAAAGCGCAACTGGGGAAAGTCACAATAGTGATTTCGCGGAACAACAAAACGAACGACCGCGACAAGACAAAACTGACGGTGGCGATGAAACAAATCCGCAGTTCGATCCTACAGAGATTACTACATATATTACTACAGATATTACTGATGGTACGTCAGGAGAACCTGACGACAAAAAATCGTCATCAAAAATTAAATTGAATTATGAAAATATTATTAATTCATAT